CGCAAGGCCACAGCATTTGCTGGCGGCTAGACACTTCATACCTGATGGACAACTGACCCCACACCCTCAGTGTTTCAGTGGGCTTGACCATCTAAAGACAGATGAGAAGTGGCCCATCATGGCTTACCGGGCGTTCTATAAGGTTGACAAGACTAAGTTCGCAAGATACAACAAGGGCAGAGATATGCCGAAATGGATGAGATAAAAAGGAAAACAAATCATGGCTAAAAAGAAAACAGATACAGTAGACCTATCAAAAATGTCTGAATGGGAAGTTAAAAAATACCACAACAAGCAACAGTGGGACAGTTTGACAGAAGAACAACGCAACGCCGTTATGTCTTTTATGAAACCTATGGTGAACATACGTCACTCAGTCAGTGAGTTGATGCCCCTAGACTACGACTCTCTGTGCAAGATTGACGCAGCGTGGTACAAAATTAAGGGTGCCTTTGGTTTAGACATAGATTCATATGAGGGTTGGAAATGATTGAAACATTACTTATACTACATATAGTGTTTTTTGTGGCTGTATATACATGACGGTATCTACAGTATGGATAATACTATTAATATTGTTTTTTATACTTGCTATTAAACTTAGTAAGTGATATAACATATCATCAGTTAACTTTTAAAAAGGAATACGCTTATGTTTACAGAAAATATGAATTTCAACATGCCTGATAACCTAGATTTTGACGTAGCGTTTGAGCCTACTAAGGTAGAGGATAAGAAGTACGTCATTAATGGGTCTACAGGTGAATATATTGGCGTTGTGGGTAATGGTTTTACCTGTGCTAGTCATGGTGACTTTTTCAGTAAGGTTGTTGACACTACCGTTAGCACACTTTCATCAGAACAGCTTAAAAATGCAAATTTAAGGTGGCGTACCGCACATAAAGATGGTTGGGCTATGATGGATATGATGCTACCTAACGTCAGTGCTAAAATTACCACAGATAAACACGAAACTACTGTTATGAAGCGAGTAATTGCTTTACATGGCGTAAATGGTACGTGTTCAAACGTAACACTGTTTGGTTCTATAGACTTCTTCTGCCTAAATGGTCAGGTCAGAGGCGAACATAGTAAGATTATGCGTAAGAATACGTCAAACTTCTGCCTAGACACCTTCGCTGATGAATTAGAGAAGTCTCAGCAGGACTTTACCGTACAGGCAGAGCAGATGCAGCGGTGGGCGGAGACAAGTTTAGTCACTGTAGATGTTAAGGCTCTGTTAGATACTATCATGCGCTCCGACAGAAAGGCAGATAAAATGTTTGCCTTATATAACCAAGAGGTAAGTCAGCGTGGTCGCAATCTATGGTCGCTGTACTCCGCTTTTACTAACTACGCAAGCTATGCAGATGAACGTAATGGTTTTAACCAGCGTAACACGGGCAGTGACACACAAGACAAGTCGTTGTTCATGCGTGAGATTGAAGTGGCTAAGTGGATTGACACACCAGTATTCAAGCAATTGGAGGCAGCGTAATGCCACTGTCTGAAAGACGAAAAATGCTAAAAAGAGGATACAACCGAAAATATTATCTTAGAAATAAAGCCTTTGTTGATAGGATAAAGCTAAGATATGGTTGTTCCTCTTGCGGCTATAAAGAACATTCTTGTGCTTTACATTTTAATCATCTGGATAGGTCAACAAAGAAAACAGATGTTGCAAAGATGATGGCAAACGGCAGAAACGGATTAAAAAATGAGATTAGAAAATGTAATATATTATGTGCTAATTGCCATGCCGTTAACACATATAATCAGAGACAATCAGGAAAACTGTAAATGAAGCTATCTAAACTCATAGAAGATTATTATTCTTCCTACGATTACAAGCAGTTACGTGATGAAACTAAAGCACAATATAAATACTTTCTTAACGTAATGAGCAACACACAGGTAGAGGGTAAAGCCCTCTGCCAGTACAATGTAGATAAGATAACTACAAAGATGGCTAAGATGTCATACAATGAATGGTGTGATAAAGGACTACATATGGCTAATCATGTAATGTCTGTGACACGAGTTGTATTTAATCACGGCCTACGTGAGGAACTGTGTTTGACTAATCCTTTCGCTAACGTGCGTAGGAGAGCCGCTGATAAGCGTAAGGTTGTCTGGGGTAGAGAGGATGTAGAGAAGTTCTTAGACACCGCCTACAGCGATTTTAGCACCCGTAACATAGGTTTGATTGCACATATGGCATATGAATGGTGTCAGCGTCTAGGTGATATGCGTATGCTCACATGGGATAACATAGACTTCGATACGCAAACCGTTAGTATAGAACAATCTAAACGCCGGGCTGATGTACACTTACCTATATCAGATGATTTATTTGATATGCTAAAGCAGCAACACGAAGATTTTGGTTTTCAATCTTACGTTGCACCTAGACCTAACTCTATTAAGGGTGAATACAGACCTTACTCATTACATAAATTACCTACACACGGCAGAAAACTGATGCAGTTAGCTGGCCTGTCGGATGAATTACGTTTGTCTGACCTAAGACGTACAGGAACAACAGAAATGGTTGAGGCAGGTGTCGGTATGGCACAAATAATGTCGGTTACAGGACATGCTAATCCTCAGTCTGTTAAACCATATTTAAAAAATACGTTACTAAGTGCAAATAAAGCATTGACGGACAGAAATATACATGCTAAAAGCATTTCAAGTGCCGCAAAGGAAAGTGTATAATGTATAATATATATAACACTATAAGTGATTTAGATATTACTAATGGTGAGACACGTAGGATGAATTGTCCTAGTTGTAATGGTTACAAAACATTTACAGTAACCAACAATATGGGTAGTCTTATGTGGAATTGTTATAAAGTATCTTGTAATTTATCTGGGTCATCACGTGTTAAAATGTCTGCGAATGATATTCGTACAACATTTGCAGGTGGTATAAGCAAAGATAAAGAAGCTGACGTATTTGAATTACCTAGTTCCGTGATGAAACATGGGGGTCGCACAGAGGTTATTGATTGGTGTACTCGTTGGGATATTGACGCTGATGAATTAAACCTTTTGTATGATGTAAAAGAAAACAGGGTAGTGTTTCCTGTTGTACAGGACAACAATATGGTGGACGCTACAGGACGTTCATTGGGTAAAAAACTACCTAAATGGAAAAGATATGGAAATAGTGGCTTGCCATACTCATTCGGGTGTGGTAGTGTCGCTGTAGTTGTTGAGGACTGTGTGAGTGCTGCAGTTGTTGGTAGTGATGTATTAGTTGGGGTAGCTGTGTTGGGTACGTCACTATCTGAATCACACAAGAGGTATCTCATGCAGTTCTCGACAGCAATTATTGCGCTAGACCCTGACGCACTGACTAAGACCCTAGCGTTTGCAAAAGAATTACGAGGCTATGTATCGGATGTAAGGGTACTTAGATTAATAGATGACCTCAAATATCGTAACCCTAACGATATATCTAACCTACACAGCATTGGAGTATAATATGGAATTATCACTAATTAGAAGTTTAATGAACAAAGAGTTTTATGACGAACACCGTGGCGCACGTTGCCCAGACCGTCTATTCAGTAAAGATGTAAGAAAGATTAAACAAGCCATTGATGGTGCAATGGACAGATATGAAAGAACAGTAACCCCAGATGAGATTGAGGCACTGTTTATATCAAACAATCCGACTATGACTACAGCCCAGAAGCAAGCATACTCTGCTCTGTTTTCTCAGGTTAAGAAAGAAATACCTATGGGTAGTGATGTAGCACAGGAAGTGTTATCAAAACTATTTCAACAGGTAATTGGTGAGGATATTGCTAATCTTGGCTTTGACTACGTTAATGGTGACAAGAATAATCTTGAGCCACTACGACATTTGTTAGAGCAATACGGTGACGATTTCACACCAAACTTAAATGTTGAATGGGATGACATCGACATTGAGACACTGATTGCACGAAATGACCTTGAAGCACGTTGGTCATTTAACATACCCAGTCTTACACGTAAGGTTGAGGGTGTTAACGCAGGACACTTGATTGAGATTGGTGCTAGACCTAATACAGGTAAGACATCATTTCATGCGTCACTTATTGCATCGCCCGGCGGTTTTGCATCACAAGGTGCTAACTGTATCGTATTATGTAATGAAGAAGGGTATCATCGTGTTGGTGCCAGATACTTGACAGCGGCTACAGGCATGACGATGCAAGAGATTGGTAAGAACCCAGCTAAAGCACGTGACTTGTACCAGCCTGTCAAGGAACGTATTAAGATTAAGGATGCTACTGGACGTGACATGAATTGGGTAGAGTCTATTTGTAAGTCATACAAGCCCGACATCGTGCTTCTTGATATGGGAGATAAGTTTGCTAGAACAGGTGGCTTTGCACGTCCTGACGAGGCTCTAAAGGCTAATGCGGTACATGCTAGACAGATTGCTAAAGAGCATGAGTGTGCTGTCTTCTATATGTCACAGCTATCAGCAGAGGCAGAGGGTAAGGTTCTATTGAACCAGTCGATGATGGAAGGCTCACGTACAGGTAAGGCAGCGGAAGCTGACCTCATGGTACTGATTGCTAAGAACCCTGTTGTTGATGGTGCTGAAGAAGAAGATACACAGCGTCACTTAAATGTAGTAAAAAATAAGTTGTCAGGATGGCATGGTGTGGTACACTGTGAACTTGAATACAGAACAGCGAGGTATACAGTATGAAACTAACACTTGACGTAGAAAACACTACCACTATGCGTAATGGTAAGATGCACCTTGACCCCTTTGAGCCTAACAACTCATTGACTATGGTTGGTGTGTTGACTGACCAAGGCCAAGAAGACTTGATTACCTTTGACCACAATGAGCGTGAGCCTACATATCATGGACACAACCTGATTCAAAAGTGGCTTGACCAAGCTACGGTGTTAATCATGCATAATGCTGCATATGACCTAACATGGTTATGGGAATCCGGCTTCAAGTATGATGGCCCAGTCTTCGACACAATGCTTGCGGAGTATGTATTACAGCGTGGTATTAAGTTACCTCTATCTCTTGAGGCATGTGCGGAAAGATATGAATGTGATACTAAGAAACAAGATACACTGAAGAACTACTTCAAACAGGGCTATAGCACTCGTGACATTCCTATTGATGAGTTGTCGGAGTATCTTAGTGCTGACCTACATGCTACACAACAACTGGCACACAAGCTGATGCTACGTCTTAACAGTGAAGCAGATGCAGGACTACGCAGTACAGTAGACCTAACAAACGAAATGGCTTCATGTCTTGCACGTATATATAGACGTGGCTTTGCAGTTGACCTATCTAAACTAGACGAAGTACGTAAAGAGTTTGAAACAGAAAAGCGTCAACTTACAGATAGTTTACAGAAGCATGTTCATCGACTGATGGGGGATACACCTATCAATTTAAACAGCCCAGAGCAGTTGTCTTGGGTTATTTATGGTCGTAAGGTAATTGATAAAACAGAGTGGGCATCTCGTGTAGACCCCTATATGGACGGGTCTGACTTTCGTAATATGATTAGCGTAGGAACTGAACGTGTTTACAAAACAGTTGCACATCAATGTGAGGAATGTTCTGGCTCTGGTTATGTTCATAAGATTAAAAAGAATGGTCAACCTTACGCAAAACCTAGCAGGTGTCCATCCTGTAACACAGTTGGATTTTTGTTTAAGAAAACACCAGAGTTTGCTGGGTTAAAGTTCAAACCACCATCTGCTAAGTGGGCATCCGCTAATGGATTCAGTACGTCTAAGCAAAACCTTGAGACATTAGAAGGTGCAGCACGCGCAAAAGGTTTGTCTGATGCAGTAGATTTTCTACAGAAAGTACGTAGACTATCCGCTGTTGACACATATCTGTCATCTTTTGTTGACGGTATTCAGACGCACACTAAGTCTGATGGTAAGTTGCATGTCAGCTTACTACAACATCGCACTGCGACAGGTCGCCTGTCAGGTGCTAATCCTAACATGCAGAACATGCCTCGTGGCGGTACGTTTCCTGTAAAGAAAGTTTTCGTGTCACGGTTCTCTGGCGGTAAGATACTTGAAGCTGATATGGCACAGCTAGAGTTTCGGGCAGCCGCCTTTCTCTCACAAGATGGAGTAGCAATTGAAGAAGTATCTACTGGATTTGATGTACACTCATATACCGCTAAAGTTATTAGTGATGCTGGTCAGCCTACGAGTAGACAGGATGCAAAAGCGCATACGTTTGCTCCACTTTATGGCGCAACTGGATACGGCAGAACACCAGCGGAAGCAGCATATTATGAACACTTCACAAAGAAGTACAAAGGTGTGGCCTCTTGGCATACCAGACTGGCTAAAGAAGCTGTAAAAACACAGAAGATAACTATACCTTCTGGTCGTGAGTACGCCTTTCCAGATGTTGTTCGTAAGTCTAGTGGACGTGTCTCACATTTTACACAGATTAAAAACTACCCGGTTCAAGGCTTTGCTACGGCAGACATTGTTCCAATAGCATTACTACACATAGAAAAATTGCTTGACAGCATGGAGTCATGTATAGTAAATACAGTACACGATAGCATTGTTATTGATGTACATCCCAATGAGATACAGCAAGTTATTGACATCATTAATAAAACTAATGATGAGTTATCTAACTTGATTGTGTTGAGGTGGGGTGTGCAGTTCAATGTGCCATTGTTACTTGAATCTAAAATAGGTGATAATTGGCTTGACACAAAGGATGTAAGCTGATATAACTACGGTTCTAACTGAAAAAGGAAAAGAAAATATGACTGAACTTACTACTATTGATACCAACAACTTCGCTGCCATGTCCAAAGCTATGGGCTATGCTATTGAAGCTGATAAGAAAACATCTTCTAACACCTTACCCAGATTGCGTATTAATCATTCTGCAATCATGGGGCTTGCTGACGTAAATGGTAAGAAGGTAAATATGGAAGTTGTTGAGGGTGGAACCTACAAGCTGGAAATACCAGACGGTCCTACTTACTATGCATCAGCAATTAAGATGCGTGTTTACCTACAACGGTTCATGTATAAAAGGTTTGTTAAGGGTTCTGACAAGACACCTAATAAATTCATTAAGACACTGATGCATGACAATCTAAACGATGACCTTAAAGATAATGAAGGTGGGTTTAATTGTGGTAAACCTGCTGGCTTCATCAAGGACTGGAAAGCATTACCAGAGAAGATGCAGAATCTAATTAAAGAGATTAAGCGTGTTCGTGCTGTACTTGGTACAGTTGAATTAGTTAATCCTGTCAATGAAAAAGGTGAGCCTGTAGAATTAGACATCTCACCATTCATCTGGGAGATTGATAATCGTGATGCATTTAAGGTGGTAGGTGATGCTATTACCAAGATGGTAAAGTTAAAGTTATTACCAGTACGTCACGTGATTGATGCCTCTTCAGAGGAAAGAAAACTTCCTAATGGTGCCAGTTATTATGTACCTGTAGTCAAGGCAGACGTACACAACCAGCTTCCGATGACAGAAGTAGAGGATGAGACCTTTGTAAACTTCATGGCATGGGTAGAAAACTACAACACTTACATCGCAAACACTTGGGCAGAGAAAGCTAAAGAAGAGATGGAAGAAGATGATGTAGACATTGTAGATAGTCTTGTTGATATTGAAATTGATGAAGAAGAGGTGGCATAATGAATCACCCTGCTGAACTAGCGATACATCGTTACATGGAAGATGCTATTAATGGTGACTCTGTTATGTCAGAAAATACCATTAAGCAAGTAGCTACAGATGTATCTGATGCACTATCGCGTCAGTTTGGTAAGGGTAAAAAGCGGGGCGACTTCAAACTGAGAATGTCTAATGTGGGTCGCCCCACTTGCCAGCTTTGGTACGAGAAGAATAAACCAGAACTGGCTGCACCCCTACCAACTACGTTTATGATGAACATGATGCTTGGGGATATTGTTGAAGCTGTATTCAAAGGTATCTTAAAGGAAGCAGGAGTTAAGTATGAAGAGCCGGAACACGTTACTTTGGAACTGGATAATGGCACATCCATTAACGGAACATATGACATCGTTATTGATGGCGCAGTTGATGACGTTAAATCAGCGTCTAATTGGTCCTATACTAACAAGTTTGAATCGTTTGATACATTAGCAAAAAGTGATGGCTTTGGTTATATAGCACAGCTTGCGGGTTATGCTAAAGCTGCCAAGAAGAAAGCAGGTGGTTGGTGGGTAGTAAACAAAGCTAATGGTGACTTTAAATACGTAAAAGCAAACTGGCTGGACGTAGATAAAGAAGTTAAGAAGATAGAGAACACTGTTGATACCTTAGATGATAATAAGTTTGAACGGTGCTTTGGACCAGAAAAAGAAACCTTTAGAAAAGAAGAGACAGGTAATTTGGTTTTAAACAAAAACTGTTCCTTCTGCTCTTACCGACACGATTGTTGGCCTGATATGAAGGAACTTCCTAGTATTATGTCAAAAGCTAAAGAGCCTAAAATAGTTTCTTATATTAAGATTGCGGATAAATATAATGTCTCTTGATGCAAAGAGATTTAAAGCCGCAAGGAAGTATGGGTATAGGTCAGGGTTAGAAGTTAAATTATCAGACTATCTTAAAGAAAGAGACGTAGACTTTGGCTACGAATGCGTTAAGATAGAATGGGAAGACTTAGCCTACCGTACCTATACTCCCGACTTTGTTTTACCTAATGGTATAATAATTGAGAGCAAGGGGATGTTCACTGCTGCAGATAGACGCAAGCATTTAGCTATTCAAAAACAACATCCTACTTTGGATATACGTTTTGTGTTTGAAAATAGTAGACGTAAGTTACGCAAAGGTGCCAAGTCTACATACGCTGAGTGGTGCATCAAGTATAACTTTTTGTACTATGACCGCATCATTCCAGAAGATTGGTTAAAAGAAAAAGGTAAAAATAAACACCCTAGCTTTATTAAATTTAGTGGAAACAAAGTGAAAAGGAAAAAGTAGCATGGTAGAATCTGAAATTACATCACTCAAAGATGAAGACTTTATACTTCGTGTAAGACCAGAAACAGATGAGGATGGTGAATGGACTGGCGAAATTGACTTGGCTATTATTACCCAGCCGGATAACAAACTAGAAGACGAAGATTACTCACAGCTAATGCACTTCTGTAAAATGTTAGCTAGTACAGTACCTGTAATGGAGAATAATCCTGAATTTAGAGAGTTAGTACATCATTATGTTATGAACATGAAAGATGTTGACTTTGATTTAGAAATAGAGGATAAACCTAAAGTGGTCGGAACGGATGGTAATGTCGTTAAGATTGACTTCGGTACAAAAACAGAAGGAAGCGCATAATGCAACTTAGACACGAACAATTTATGAAGCAGATGGCAGAAGCAGAAGAATTAGATAAAATAGATATGGTAAATAGCCCACCACACTATAATGCATCAGGTGTAGAATGTATTGACGCTATAAGCGCTGCACTAGGTGAGGGGTACGAGTTTTATCTACAGGGTAATATACTAAAATACTTATGGCGTTATAGATACAAAAACGGTACTCAAGACCTAGAAAAAGCGCATTGGTATTTAGATAAATTAATGACTGAGGTAGAGGGTCTTTACGATGATAAGAGTTAAGATGTACATAACAATTGACATAGACCCAGAAGAGTATGCAGTTCCTTCTGATGGGAATGTATCACAGGAGATAGAAGACACCATACAAGATGTGTTGTATGACATAGGCGGTGCCAACATAAAAAATATACGAACAGTACAGGAGTAACAAATGTTAAGTAACCATTTACCAACAGACTACCAAAACTTTATAGCGTTATCTCGTTATGCAAGGTGGAAAGAAGATGAACAAAGACGTGAGACATGGAGTGAGACAGTCACACGATACTTTGATTACATATCTAAACACCTCAAGAAACACCATAGTTACAAGCTAGATAATAAGTTGCGTAACGAACTAGAGGAAGCAGTGCTGAACCAAGATATTATGCCCAGCATGAGAGCCTTGATGACATCTGGCCCTGCACTAGACCGCTGCCACGTAGGGGCATTCAACTGTTCTTACTTGGCAGTGGATACACCACGTGCATTTGATGAGACTATGTAC